CCGCCTCTTGCCGTGGCTATTTCGGTTTCAAGTGCAATTGCCCCGTCTGTTGCCCGTTCAATCCCCTCGTCCATATGGTTGAGGTTGTCGGCATTGAGGGGCGGAGCAGAGCCGTTCACAAAGACAATTTTATTGTATTTGTTCATTTTCTTTTACTTCCTTTCCTAATCGTTTTTCGCCCTTTGACGTGAGGGCAGTTATAAATCCGTCCATTTTCTTATTGAACACAAATGTTTCGATTGTCGGCAAATCTTCAAACGGAGTTTTAATTGTGTACTTATCGCCTGCCTCAAGCCACCAATACGAAAACAGCTTAATTTTTGTCGGGCGGTATTTATATACATCACCAAAAAAATTAACAGAATTATATTTTGTGCCGATATCACTTGCTGTTGTTCTGCACCTCATCAAAATGTTATCGGAAACATACCACGAAAAATCGTTACTGTTGCCATACAAATACGCTTTTTTATCAGCAAACTTAGCACTGTACATACGGATAGGCTCAAGTTCGTAATCTTCAAAGGATAAATCTTTGTACGAATCGATTGTTTCAACGGAAGATTGAGAATACAACCTTTTAAAACGCATTTTTCCGTCGGCATCTATAACGGCAAAGCTCAAAGTTAATTCTGCATAAGCTTGGATTAAATCTGACAAGGTAATGTCCTTTATAACCTTTTCCACGCAGGTATCATCAAATTTCAGCGGTACACTAAAGACAGATAAGCTCGGCGGTGAAACCCCTGTAATTGCATAATCTTTGGCAAATTCTGCGATTATTGAATAAAAGCTCTTAAAATTATCGTCTTTTTGATAGTGCGCATAACCATAAGCAAAGCTGCCGTCCTCGTTCTCTTTGCCTGCAAACCACAAAGACATATCCACCTTTGACATATCATAAAAAGCGTCATAGGCTGTGATTTTGACGATGTTACGCTGTTTTTTATCTCTTTGAGCCGACTGAATTTTACCGTAGAAAACAGGACATTCAACCGTTCCTGTTTCGGCAGGACAAATAAGAGTATTTGACGGGTACAAATCATCTGACGGATACAGCTCTGATTCAAGATATGTTGCCGTTATGATGACCTGTACCGTCTTTCCTATCAAAGCCGAGCAATCATAATCAATGAGTTTCACGCTCATTTCAGAGGCTATGCAACCGCCGAATTTCAATTCTTTTTCAACGATTTCATTTTCAAGCGAAAAGCTGTCAAGCACGATACTTTCACCTGTTATATCCTCAAAACTGCCGTCAGGAGAATGCAGGGCAACGGTGTTGTAAAGTGTGTTTGTTTTCAGCTTATCAGCAATTTCTTTAGATACAAGCATTTTTAAGAATCACCCCTTAATACTCAATCAGCTCAACAGTAATCGGCTGATAGGTTATATCATTCTTTTCGGCATCCATTACGGTATATTCAATATCGGGAATATAAAAATAAGAGGTGTAATAGCTGTTCGTTTCATCGTTCCAATAAGTTACCCTGCACTTCCTCTGTAACTTATTCGCCATTGAGCGGTTGATAATCGACTGAAAATCAATCTTTTCGTCAAGATGAAGAATGCGAGTTGAAAACGAAATTTTTGTTTTGTAATTTGGCAGCGTTGCCCTTTGAAGCGTACCGTTCTGATCTCGTTCCGCAGAAGTTTCAAGTCGCTGATTCGGAGTTGATGAAAATGCGGTAATGTACTTATTCGGCATTATGTTGTTTCCGAATTTAAGCAAATAGCCGTTATAATTTGACATATCATTTCCCCCTTTATGCAAATGCGGATTTACCGTTGTGTCTGCGTCTGTAAAGCTCATCCTGTCTTATCATTTCTTCAAAAAGCGTTGAACCCTCAAGCTCGGCAGTAAATGAATAAGTGTTGCCGCCGTTATTGCGAAAGATAATGAACATTTCATAAATGCGTTTAAGCAGGTCAAGAATTTGTGTGAGAATCACTGTATCCTGACCGCCCGAATTGTCGAGCATACCCTGTAACTTGTTAAGAGGAGAAATAACCTCAGGGTTACCGCTGTTAGCGCCTGCGTTATCGCCGACAACCGCAAGTGTCGGAGCTTTAACAATACCGCCTTTTGCAAATTTTCGTGCCGGTGATTCCGTGGGTTCTTCAAATCTCGGAATGAGAGGCGGATTTTCAGGCATTGAAAAGCTCCAATCCTGTCCAAAAGCCGCTCCGATAATACCGGCTATTCCGCCGATTGAATTAACAACGCCAGAAACAAAGTTATAAATACCTGTCCACAACGCATTTATGCCGTCAATGATTGCGTTTATAATGAACTTAAACACGGCGCAAATGCCGTCCCAAATACCTTTGAAGAAGTCGTAGATACCCTGCCATGCTTTTTTCCAATCGCCTGAGAAAACACCTGTAATGAAGTCAATAAGACCGCCGAATGTTTTCTGTATAGAGGTAACCAACCCACCGATAAATGTAAACACATTATCAAACACTCTTTTTACGGCATTGAAAACATTCTGAAATATAGGTCCCCAAAAGCTGACAAGCCAGTTTACAAACGGTGACAGGAAGTTATTCCACACGGTTGAAACACAGTCTGCAACCTTGCCGAAGAAGTTTATTGCACCTTCAAAAACAGGCTTCAGCCAGTTTTCCCAAGCTGACTTTACGATTGCTACGATAAAATCCCACGCAGGCTTAATCCATTGATTGTAAACATTCATCAGGGTTATGCCGATGTTGGTAAACATATTGCAGATATTCTGAAAAATCTGCTGTCCGTTGCCGTTCCACCAATTACTGATAATTGTTCCGATATCTCCGAAAATCTGACCGATAAAGTTAAACACATCTGCAAACTGCAATTGTAAATTTTCGAGAAATTCTGTGATTGTTGCACCGTCATTTTCAGTCCATTCAACAAGGCTTTCGGTTGCAGTTGAAAACGCACCCGAAACAACTTCGCCGACTGAGCCCGCAAAGGTTGTAAGACCGCTTAAAAGATTGGAAATTGATTCTTCCATTTGAGGGCGAACATTGTCAATTGCATTGCCTGCAAGTGTACCGAAATTATCAAAAAAGATTGAAAGATTGTTATAGCCGTTTGTAAGATTGTTGCCTATGGTGTCTATAAAGCCGATAATCTTTTCCCTGTCTTTTGAAATCCACTTAGCAACACCGCCTGAAATGGTCTGAAACGACTTTCCGCCGATTGTCGCAACCGCTCCGAATGCAGAGCCGATTGCCCCGAGTTTTGCAGAACCGACCTTTTGCATTGTGACGAATGCCTTTTGAACTATGGGAACAGCATTATCAAAAACGGTCTTGCAGTTCTTGCCTATAGCTGACCAATCAACCTTGTTAATACCTTTCTGTACATTCTCGACAAAGCCTTTGAATCCGCTTTTTTCGTATAGATTTTTGAATGCTCCCGAAAGGTTTTTGCTTGTGTCCTTGACAACATTCTTTGCAACAGCTCCGCCTGATGAACCGCCTGAAGAGCTTTTTGATGAGGAGGTGTCTGACTTTGAAGATGAGCTGTCAGAGCTTGAAAGCACATTCAGCTTATCAAAGCCCGCAACACTTCTCTTTGCTTTTTCGGAACTTTTCTGAACATTATCAAGTGACTTTGAACTGTCATCTGCCGTATCCGTAAGGCTTTTGGCAGAATCGGATGCAGATTTGATATTGCTTGCGGTGTTGTTGCCTGTATCCCAGCCGAAGACCTTTGAAAGCGATTCAACCGCACCTTTGGCATATTCCGTTAAAGTTGCAAGTGCGGAACTCAACCGCTTTACAACCTGAGTTGCCACCTGAAGAATAGGCTGACCGACTACGGCAAGGAGCTGTTTCCAACTTTCTCTGAGGTTGCCTGTTACATTCTCCCAACCGTCTGCTTCACGGCTTGCCTGTCCCATAGCACCCGAAAGCTGATTAGCGTCCTTAACCATTTGCAAAAGCGTGAGCTGTTTCTGCGATTCCGACAAATCCATAAATGACTTGCCATACAGCTTATTAGCCGCCGCATTTCGTGTGGTTTCAGTACAGGACAAACCGAGTGCGGCATCATTTTCAAAGTTGCCTTTGAGAAACGATTTCAGGCTTTCTGCGGTGTCTTCAAGCGAACGGTCGTAATATGCGGCACTGTCGGCTGTTACCTGTAAAGCCTCCTGCATCATCCCCAAAGCACTTGAACTGTCCATACCCGTAGTTTTTGCAAAGGCATAAATGCTTGTGCCGACACCCTGTAATCGGGTTTCAAGAATACCGCTTTGATCGGCAACGCTCTGAATGGCTGATTCTGCCTGTGACTGCATTGTGCCGAAAGTCTGCTCAAACTGCGAATTTGCCGCATTGACTTCCGCAGCCGATTCAATGCACTGCTGACCGAACTCCTTGATTTTGGCAACGGAAAAGGCGGCAACCACAGCTGTACCGATTTTCTTAAACGAAGATGAAACCGAATTGCTTAACTGCTCACTGCTGCCTTTGATGTTTGAAAACTCTTTCTCGGTTTTCTGAGAAACGCCCTCCGAAACCTTTGAAAAGGACTGTTTCATATCCGTGCTTACATTTTCAAAATCTTTTGAAAGACTTGAAAATGCCGAATCAAACTTTTTTGTAATTGAATCGGAAATCTTATGCAATGTTTTGGAAATATCATCACCCGTAAGCCTGACATCAAGCTCAATTTCACCCGCCTTTGTCGCCATATTCACCACTTCCTTTCATTTTAGATTTTTTAAAAACAGGCATAAAAACAGCGCACACCGTTATGATGTACGCTAATAAAATTTTTGCAAAAGAACAGCCACCCCATTTGGAGTGGCTTTTTGTTTTATTTGTTGAGTTCGTAGTATTTGATGTCGATTTTCGGAAGTGACACATTGTTGCCCATTACGGTTTCATATGTATAGTCGCCGTCACAAGTTCCCCAGAATGTGATTACATCATCTTCAAGGAGTTTGTCCGCACCGTCAGGAATTTCTACAGTTGCGTAGATTGTATCAGTCCACAATGGTTCATCAAGATACTCATTTTCTTCTTTGGTTATATTGATTCTCAGGTCAACCGAATCGCCCCAGCCTTCCTGAACCTGAATAATCTGACCTTCAAACTTGTAGTCATTACCTTTGTACTTGTCAGGGTTTCTTGAAAGAGTTTTAAAGTCGACTGTTTTGCAACCGTCTTTAAATTCTTTTTCAACCTTCTTCGGGTCTTTAGTAGGCTTTTCTGTTGCAACTTCTTTTGTGGTCGGTGCTTCTGTCGCTTTTTCAGTTGTTTTTTCTGAACTCTGATTTGCAACAGTAGTTTCCTGCTTTGATTTGTTTGAACCGCTGTTACCGTTAATTGCACCGTTTACACCGCCAACAATCATAATAGCAACAACGATAATAACCCAAAAATACCAACGCTTGTAAATTTTCTTCTTCGCATTTACAGGATTTACGGTTGCCGAGGTTGAATCGTTTCCGCCAAAGCCTGCACCGCACTTGTCGCAAAATTTTGCATCGTCCTTTAATTCGTTTCCGCAATGTGGACATTTCATAAACATACACTCTCCTTAATAAATTTGTTAGTGTATGTTACATTTTATCACTATATATTAACATTGTCAAGAATTTTGTAGATACAGTGAAAATTATGTACAAATTTACAGATTGGCAAAAAAGTTTTGAAATTCTGCAAGAACGGTGTTCATATCTTCGTCTGAACAGTGCTTTACATTCCTTGACCGCCATTTGTTGCGGATTTTATGCTGTGACGAAGTAAAGTTTTTCAAGACTTCTTTGTCGGTTTCAAGGCGAATTTGAACCGTTCTTGCAAGCGGTGTTTCGGGTCCTAAGCCTTGCAGAAGTGAGCAGAACTCATTCCAACTCATTTTAGCAAAATCCTTTGAATAAATGCTGACCCCGTACTCCGAGCGAAAGCTTGACACGATTAAATCAAAGTCATCAATCAGGTCGTAGCCGGGGTCTGAGCTTCCCCCTCGTCAGTCAAATCGCCTGTTGCAATTTTGGCAGATTCGCTGATAAGGGCGTTGAAATCGTGCATATTCAGCTTTAACTTTTCAATCTTTTCTCTCTCGGATTCATCAAAAAGAAGATGATACATTTCGATAACATCTTTACTTTTACCGTTGCCGTCCTCAAAAAGTGCCGCAACTTTGAGCATTGAAACTGCGTCATTGTTGATTGCAAGGTCAACATTTTTAACTCTGACACTCGGCTTTTCCTCAAAATTAAGTTTGTCTGTAATATCAATTAACTTTGACATAATCGTTCATTCCTTTCGTTTTTTAAGCGGCTGCTGTATATACGGGTTTACCGTTTGACATAACTTCAAATTCAAGCGGAGCAACACCCGTGCTTGCGCCTGCACCGTTTGATGTAACGGATACAACTGCATTTTTAAAGAGGACGGTTGCACCGTTGGGGAAGGTCCACATAAACGAAACTTCTGTCTTTCTGCCGTTTTCAAATGCAAGGGCGGCAATCTGGTCATTGCCTGCGTCACCGATTGTACGCTTGCCCTTTACCGAAATTGTGATTGACTTTGCTGTCATAAGCCTTGACTTCCAGCCCTCGTTTTCAAAGGCTGTCCATTCCTCGACACCGTTGTCAAATGCAACAGAAAATTCTTCGCAGTTAGCAATATTTGTCGTGGCGGATTCTGTTCCTGCCTTGCCAACCGCAAACTGATTTTCATAGCACGGGAATACTCCCGATTCAACTTTTGCCATAAAATTACTTCCTTTCGTAATAAAATTTAACTTCAATGACCTGCTCATACACACCCTTGTCGTCTGTTCCCACATCAACGGGTTCTTCCGTGAGCAGTTCGATTATATAGATTTTGTGTTCCTTAATTTCAACATTTTTAATGCCGTAAAGCGTTTCGTAAAGTCTGCGTGCAAACTCCTCGGTTTCTCTTGCGTTGTCGGTGTAATGGATAAGCAAAGACACGCTTATTGTATCGTAGGTGCTTTCACCGCCGATTGCCCTTGTGGGTGTTCCCGACTGCTTTAATGAATACACACCGATGGACCTGTCCTGCTTGTTGTCAAGCTTGCCGATGTAATAATGCTCGGCTGAGGTAACGCTTTTGAGCCAATCTCTGATGTCCGATAAGTAAATCAAAGTCCTGTATTTCTCCTATATATTTTAGTGAATGTTTGACTGCAAAAATTCTGCCGTGTACCGCCCTCAAGCCACGGTGAGAACCATTTACCGCCGGCGGCAATGTTTTCCTTACGGCTGAAATTATACTCGGGATGAAAATACAACCGCCTTGCATACGGAGTATCTGACACAATTTTAACTATCCCCTTTGCACTTTGTGAATAATCAACAGCGGTACTATCGTCTTGAAGTATGCTTGTATCAAACGGCATTACCTGCTTGTTTTTCACCCGTGTAAGAAGTGCGTCACCTGTCTGTTCAAGAGCCTGTTGCTTTGCCCTATCAAGCTGTTTTACAACAGGCATATTGAGTTTGATTTTTGATGATACCGAAAATCCCATTAAATCACATCCAATTCCGTAAAATTAACTTTGCCGTCGGGGTTGCGGTGTTTTGTACCCTGTACGATGTTTCGTTTTACGCCGTCAAGGATTACAAAGCCACCGCTTAAAGTGGGGCTGTCGGGAGCAATGTCGCCGTCAAAAAGCAAGACAGCCGACACCTGAACAATTTTCTGCTCTTTGGTATAGACCGTCTTTGCCTTTGACTGCATATTACACAAGGCAGAGCCACCGTGCAGGGTTGCTGACGGGTACAAGCTGTCGGAGGGATACAGATTTTTGCATTCAAACACGGTCAGGGGTGCTCCGTCTTCGGTAACACCCTCACCGTAGATTGTGACCTCGACAGGAGTTTTGCAGAACTGCTTTTTTACAAGTGACGGAAATTTCACGGTTTTCACGCACCTTTCAGATTGCAGGATAACAAAGTCCTGTTGATTTTAGCAACGCATAGAGGTCGGCAGGAATTGCCACTCCGCTGATACACATTAAGTTCCAGCTTACGCCAAATTCCATTGATGTGCCGTTGATTGAATAGCTTTTCAGGTAGGAAGAAATCATATCGGCATTTTCTTCTTCAAAAGCAGTAAGTCTGCTATGCACTCTGCCGATGATTCTCTTCTGCATTTCCGAAAGTTTTTCAAAATCAATGCGGTTAAAAGTCAGAACATCAATGTGTTCGGCAGAGATAATACTGTTTTCATCTCCGCCCTGATGTTCAATGTAATCAGCATACATTACGCAACCGCCGTTGTGTCAACATCGGCATAAATGCTGTCAATTTTGCCGTCCTTGCCGTTCGGGAATACGAATGTGTCGGAAAGTGAACGGTTCTGATAGAGCCAGCCGTCACCCTCTGTGTGTGAGCCGGGAGCAAAGAAGTAAATGCTTGAAATCTTCGGAACAGTCTTGCAGGTTTCACCGCAGGCAACAAGAACATTGATTTTGTGAGCGCCTGTTGCAGGCTCAAAACCGCCGTCATCGGGGTTAAAGTTGAAATTATCGTAGAAACGCTCATCGTCAATAACCTCGATGATAGGGCAACCGTCAATCTCGGTCACTCTTGTTTCAATGCCGATACCGCCCTCTGCAATCTGTGTAAGCTCAATCTTACGAGTGAACTCCGTTGACTGTTCAAGGCAGTCCATAATGTGAGATGTCACATAGGCAACAAGTGTGCCTCTTGCCTTGTATCTGCGGAGTTTGCCGGCAGAGAGAATTGTTTTGAGCTTTGAATAAGCGTTCTCCTTAGTCCACTCCGATGTCTTTGTTGAAGAATGGTAGCCGTCTGTTGCCTGAGCCTTTGCTGCAACCTTTGAGAAGAAAAGTGCATCGGTTTCGGGAGCAACCTGTGTCTGCTCAAACACCTTTGAAATATTCTCAACCTTTGCAGTTGCGTTAGTTTCGTCAACATCTGCCTTATCCACAAGGAACTCAATATCTCTGTCGTGCTCGCAAGTGAAAGGAACATCTGTCTGTGTATATTTGCCTTTGTTCCAACCGCCGTTGCGATTGTGGTTCTTAAAGCCTGATGTGCTCATCTGTGTGAAGTGGAAAGTTCTTGCGCCAACCCACTTTACATTTGAAGTGATGAATGGTGATGTAAGTGTGCCCTGAACAAGAATTTCGAGCAGATCAGGGCTGAACTGCTCGGCATAGTTATTTGTGTTTGCCATGATTTTTTCAATCCTTTCTTTGGTTAAATATTAAATCTGTTCCATTTTTTGGTAGGAACATTTGCCTTTGGTTTTGTACCGTCCGATGTACCGTTGCCGTCACCGCCGATTTTCTTAACTCCTGTGCCGTTCTCGGCAGGTTTGCCCTTGAGTGCGGGAATATCGTCAAGCACCTTTTTAACAGCCTCTGTCAGCTTTTCCGCATTGACCTTGCCGTCTGTCACAGCCTTTGAAAAGTCTGCAATTTTAAGCACATACGGAACGGTTGCAATGTCAACGCCCTGTTTTACGGCTTCGAGGGTTGCCGACTGGTTGACTTCTGCCATAAGCTTTGCGTTGTTTGCAGATTCAACTTCCGACTGCATTTTTGCAAAGTCGGGAGTGTTCTTGGCTTTCTGCTTTTTAAAAGCACCGATAGCCTCTTTCATCTCATCGGCTGACAATCCCTGCTCCTTAAAATAAGACTTCAACACGGTGTCCTCTGTCACGCTTTGTTTGCCTGTAATAAGGCTTGCGAGCTTGTCGTAATCAAAGGCAGGAGCGTTTCCCTGCGGTGTTCCCTGCGGTGCAGGTGTCGGTTCATTGGGGGTTGGTGTTGGATTTGGTTCTGCCATTTTTTTCATATCCTTTCAGTTTTTCGGGTGTCTCCCGTAATCAGTTTATAGAGTGTCTCTCTGTTTCAGTTTTGCACGGTGTCTCCCGTAGTTTAATGTCTTCGGACAATAAAAAAGCACCTTACATATTCGTAAAGTGCTTAATCCGCTTTTTCTGTTTTTTCTGTTTTAACTGCTTTGGCTCTCGGCTTTTTGGGAGCGTCAGACTTGACCTCTTCTGCAAAACCGCCGTCAATGAGTTCCTTTGCTCTCTGCTCGGAACATTCAAAAACTTCATTCACAGGTCGGGTTACATAGCCGTTCTGCCTGTCGTTAAATGCTGTTGTTACTCTGATTTTCATTCTGTCACCACCTTTCTAAACTGGTCGAAATCGACGGGTTAAAATGCAAAAAGCACCCTATAATCAACATTGCTGTCGATTATAAAATGCTCAATTCGTAATTTTATGCTGTTTTTGTGAATTGCATATAACAAAACCGCCCTTTTTACGGAGCGGTTAGATTATGCCACTATCTTTTAGATATTGCATTTTTTGTTTCTCTCTAAGCTTACTGTAAAGTGCTTCAGCATCTTTAGCTTCTTGTGGAGCATCTTCACGCAAAGTGACATTTAAACCATTTGTTACAAGGTACGGCTTAAACGCATTCCATAGAGATTTTTGTTCTTCAGTTTGTATCAATCTCATACTATCATCACCCTAAAAGTTTGCTGACTCTGTACTCATTATACACTTCATCCATAGCTTTATCTTTTAAGCATTCAAAAGCATACTCACTTATATCCTCTATATTATAACCATTATTTATCAATTTTTCAACCTTTGGAGCATAAATTTTATTAAGGTAATCGCAATATTCAAAATAATCGTTAATACTTCCGAATTTTGCTCTGTAATTTTTAGCGTCTTGCCAATGAATCAGTTCGTGCAGAATTGTACTCAATCTGTCTTGCGGACAAGCCAAGTTTTCTTGTAAGCCTGACAAATCACTTGTTGAAAAGTATGCTGAATTGACATTTAGAACATTTTGCATTGGCATATATGAAGCAATAGCATTTACTCGCATTTCTTCGGGAGTGACAATACAAATTTCAGGCTTTCCGCTTGTTTCAACCTCTCCGAGCATATCAAACGCTTTTCTCACTTGCATATCAAAATTATGAAGTTCTTTTCGTTTTAGCTTTACCTTATCTGAAATATAAACATTATCACACAATGTATTTCCCTTGTGGGTATCAATTGTAATTGTTTCGCCCTCAATTTTGCGTTCAAAAGTTTTTGATATATCTTCTTCAAAAACAGGTCTGTAATATTTCTGTTCATTGGTGTTTAGTGAGAATTGTTTTGCCTTTTCTTCAAGCGTATTCGCCCTATCGTGCCACTCATCGGCTCGGGTTTGGGCAATGCGTTTATTGTCCTCGTCAAGACTGTATTCGGCACGGCGGTCAAAGCGTTCTGCCTGTCGCTGTGCATACTGCTGTTTTTCCTCAATTCCTCGCTGACGGTCAAGCTCTTTGATTTCATCTTCAGACAACGGTGCGTCCAAATCATCAAGTTCGGGATAATATGTACTTGTGCTGTCCTTACATCTCGGATGAAACAAACCGTTCTTGATTGCGGTTGAGAGAAGCGGATAGTTTCCGTCTGACTTTTTGCCGTTTGAATAAACATCGTCAATAAACACCTTGCCGATATATTTTGCACAATCGGGGCAACCGCCCTGTCTTGAGTTCACAACAACGAGGGATACTCCCCATTCGGCTCGCTTTTCGCCCTCACCACGCAGATAGGCTCTTTTGTTGGCTGTTTTAACCGCCATATCCGCATAATCCGAGAGCGTATGCCTTGCACCGTTTTTGTATTCCACACAATTAAGACCTGCGTTGAGCATATCTTTACAAGCCATATCAACGGCTTTTTCGTATGTAACCGCACCCGTGTTCATTGCAACCTGTGCGTTAAAAATCGCCTTGCGGTACTTGTCGTTGCTCATACGCAAAACTGCCGTTTCTGCCCTCTTTAAATCGTCTGTGGTCGATTTTATGAGTGCATCAAGTTTACGGTCATTCACCTTAAAAAACTCGGCTGTGCTGTGTGCTGACGGCTTTTTCGGGGCTTTGAAACCGTCCTTGACAGCTTCAAGAATTTCTGCCTCCTGACTTGCATTTCCGTCAGCTTTGGCGGTGCGAATCATCTCTTCAACCTTGCTGTTAATGGTTTTGAAACGCTTGCCGAATTTCTTTGCGTTGTGCTTACGGTACTCTTCAAGACTTTTGAGCTGTTCAGCCTGCCATTGTGTCCAGTTGTAACCCTCTTTGGTTTCTTCGGCTCTGTGACGGCTGAAATTTCTCATCATGCTGTCAATCAGTTCATCTTCGATTTTTTCAAAGGCTTCTCTGATATTGTAATCACTCATTGTTTACCTGTGTACCGTTCTGTTCGGAATTGCTTTCGGTTTTTTCTGCATTATTTTCCGCATTTTCTTCATCTTCTGCGTTATCGTCAGGCTCTTCGGTGTCGGTAAGGTCCACATCGTCAAGCTCCGATTTTTCTTCTTCGCCTGCAATGCCCTGTTCTTCCTTAATTCTCTGCACCTCTTCGGCTTTCCAATCCTCCGACTTGCTGTCGCCGTAAAGCTCGTCAACCGAGGTTTCAACTGACATCAAACCGCCCTGTCTTGCTTTTGACACGGTTTCAACCTGACTTTCAAAGCTCGGATTTGCATATTCGCCGAAGTTTACGGATACTTCCAAGCCCTCAACAATACCCTTGCCGTTAAGTTCACCGTCTGCATTGAGTACAACTGCAACAAGGCTTTGAAGTGCATTCTGCGTAATTTTCACAAGGTTCTGCCTTGTGTAAAGGGTTGTCTTTTCCTTTTCACGCTGAGCGTCTGCATTATCAAGCTTCTTCGTATCAATGCCGAGAGTTGACGGCGATATAATGCCCTGTAAGCAGAGGTCGAGGGCAGTAATGTATGAACTCAAATAGCTTTCATGCTGAATCTGCGGACTTTCGGTGTAAATCCTGTTGCCGTTGCCGTTTTCAGACATATCGTTGCCCACGGTGATAAATCGGTTGTCAAACGGATTTGGCGATATCGGCTGACAGGTTTCGGGATTTCTCGGAACAAGGCAATCAGGCACATACTGCTTTGTTCGGCAGGCTCTGAGTGCGTCCATCCACTGTGACCACACTTCATCAAGGCTGTCGAAAGCGTCTGTTTTTATGCCGATAATGCCCGCACCTCTGCCCTTGTGGCACGATTTGCCGTAAAGGACAGGTACAGCCCACATATATGATTCGTCAAATGTAACACCCTTTGAATCAATCCACGAAAGAGCGTCTACCGTGTGCAGGTCAATCTCTTTGCCGTTGTCATCATACAAAGCATAGTGAATATAGCCGTAACCGTATGTTTCTTCAAAACGGTAACGGCGGTGTTTTTGCGTGTAATCGGTGTAAAACTTAACCTCTCGGATTCTGCCGCGCACATATGTAAAGTCGATGTTTTCGGCAGGATACCATTCAACAATCGGAACATCTGATACAGCCGTGTCAAAGCTGACCTTAAAAGCACCGTCACCGACAACACATAGGTCACGGAGCATTTGCTTAACCGTGTTGGACAGCTTGTTCTGCTTTTCAATGTCTTCCCAACGCTCTGCATAAGCGGTTGAATTTTTACTTGTAACATCTGTGCCGTTGTAGTCGGCAATTACGATATTCACAAGCGTTTCGCAGATGAGTGCCGGCAAACCCGTGTGTATTTTACGGATTTCAAGCCCCTTTGTGCTTTTTGCCGCCCAAAACATAGTTTTGTTTGTATCAATCTGCCTGTACAGCTCCGCAAGCTGTCTGCTGTTGCCCCAATACCAAATGCGATTGATAAAGCACTCGGTCAGATGATTGCTTGTTTCGGTAACGGTAATTGTTTTGTCGCTTGCAGGAGTAATCTGCAAAAAGTTTTTAATTCCCGATCTGATAGATTCAGCCATTCTGTTAATCAGCCCCATTTATTTCACTTCCAATAATATTTTTAAACGGCAGCCACGCATATTGACCGCTGTTAATGCAATGGTCGTGACCGTCCTCGGGTGTGTTGTCTTTATCCTCTCGCCAGCTGTAAATTTCAAACTCTGCAATCGTGTTTTTACAATGTTCAAGCACAAAATAACAGTCGGTGGCAAGCCAGCCGAGTACAAGATTGATTCGGTCGATAATCTTCGTTTTCTTCCATGCATTTGCAAAGTCATAGACACAGCCGTGCTGTCGCTTATACTTTTGAAATTCGGTAATAGTCGCTTGGTCGGCGCTGTCAATAAAAGCCGTGCGTGCAAAGCCCCATTCATCACGGTTGCGGTCAAGAAAATCAATAAAATTCTTCACCGTGTCACTCGGGGCAATAGGTGTTTGCATTTCAGCGTTGTTATAAACTCTTTCATCAAGCTGAACACACTTGCCGTGATTGGTAATGCCGTAAAATGTCATTGCGATAGTGTCAGGCGACTTCTGCGAATAGGCGGTATCAAGACCTGCGGTGAACTGAACAAAGTGTTCCGACTTGCGGTTACAGTTCAAAAACTTTCCTGCCCACTCTTTTGATTTGATATGTCTTGCCCTCTCAAAATTCGGGAACACAAGACCTGTTGCTCTGCCTCGCAAACCTAAGATTTTATTTTTATAGAGCTTTGTACCTTTCGGTGCAGAGTTCTTTTTCTTTTCAATCTGTTCAGGTGTAAGACTTAAATTGTCGGCAAAAGAAAAGAACCAATACCGCCAATTCAGTACAGGTTCTTCGGTAAGCTCCGCCGTAATCTCGGGGGGAACATCGTTTTCATATTTTTTAAAAGGACGGGAGCGGTTAACAAACTCCTTATACACAGGCAGGCTCGGATCATCGGGATTCAGCGTTGCAAGCATATAGTCATTACGGGTTGACATCTCTCGGATAAACTCGATATCGGCAGTGTTGATTTCGTCAATATAAACGCACCCAAACTGCGCACCGAGTACCATTTCCCATTTATCTCGACTGCTGTAGCCGAGAATATAGATAATTTTGCCCTCAAACTTGATATGCGGGAGCTTGTAGTCCTTGTCGCCGTTGCCACAGTAAACTGCGTTACGGTGCAGGTCGAGAATACCGTTATCCTGCTGAATAATGGTTTCTTCGGCTTTACCAGTTGTCTTGGCGGCAATTGCGTGAAGCTTCTTCGGTGACTGCGACACCATTCGCATAAACTTAACGCCTGCTCCGACGGTAGTTTTGCCGGACGCTGTAGTTCCTTCAAGAAATTCAGCCGACACATTTGTTGTGTTGATAAAGTCGATATACTTTTGTGACAACGGGAATTTGTTACTCACTCAGTCCCTCACCACCCAACTGTCTGAACACATCGGATAGCTTTTCGGACTGCTCAACCTTTGCGTCAACCTTAACGGTGTATTCGCCCGTCATCTTGTTGAGCGTGTCAATCGCCCTGATTCTGTCGGAGGTGTCCTGCTCAGCACTTCGGGCAATATCGGACAAAGCAACCTGTCTGTCCTTTGCACTCATAATGCGCTCGTCCTTGAGCTTATCGGAAAGCTCCTTGATGTATTTTGAAACTCCAACATTCTCCAACAATTCATACGCTCTTGCGTTTGCGTAATTTTCTGAATATCCTGCCTGTATCGCACTCTGAACGGTGTTACCGCTCTGCGCATAATATTCCGCAAATTTACGCTGTCTTGCATTTAATTTGTCTTTCACGGTACCACCTCTCTTTGTCTGAAAATTCTAAAAATAAGCAAAAGAAAAGAGAGTACTAAATGCACTCTCCATTAATCAGTATTAGGCGTTAAAGCATTAATTCTGTCATTCAATTCTATCAGTGTATTTTTCACATTTAGATAGTCTTTAGGTGTAAAAGATTTATCATTCCTACTATTAAGCATCACATTATTAGCTCTCGATAATCTTCGATAACAGGAAACAAGTAAATCGAGATTATCTGGATAATTACTCAATGCATCTTTGCATTCCATAACCAGCCGTGCAAAACTACGATTATTGAGGCCACAATTTAATTCATCGCTAACATTTTGCGTATTAGAAAGCAGTCTTATTGAGTCTTCCATAGCATCTAACTTTGAATATATTGATTGCATCATAAGTCTAGCCAAAACAACCCCATCAATTTTGGAATTATCTACAGTTGCATTTTCTAAATTTGCTATACTCATTAACGAAAATGAACCATTTGCATAAGTTTCCTTTATCGCATTAGCAATATCATCTTTTGCCTTAATAACATTTTCATACAATCTATCTCTCTTATAAAAAACAGTATTTATTCCTGCTACGTCAAAAATTTTATCAGTAGCATCATCCTGTATCAAAACTACTTTTTTACCATAGGCTTGTCGAATTCCTAATTCATACATAACATTCGGATTTCTTGAACTTAAATCACAAATTGCCATATCACATTCAACTAAATTTTTCAAAATTTTTTGCATTATCGAATCACATATTTGATTACTGTCTGCTCTTACAGGTTCAAACCCCGCCTCTTTGACAGCAGGAACAATTATCTGTTCGTATATTTTATTAAAATGACCTGCAGGGTATTGTGGCTGGTCTGATATAGGCATTATAACAAAACAGGGTTTTGCCTTATTTTCTTCGCTCATATGCAACTCTCCTTAGTTGTAATATATCACTAATCTATCATATTATTTGACACAATTCAACAGATTTTACATTTTTCTGTAAACCGCACAATCAAGAAAGTAATAATTTGTATAAAATAACCACACACAACACAAAACCGCCCTCAAACGAGAGCGGTCTGTGCAATTTTTATCTTAGGAGAGTTTCGCATATGTCCTGTTTGTCAAACTTTCATAATACCATTATACGCAGGGTAAGGGTGACATTCAATGACATTTCAAAATAATTTTACGAGAAATCGAACTTTTTTCGGAACGCCTGTAACGCTTCGCCGTGCAATCTCAGGGTATGCCTTACGCTCATTTCCATACTCTCGGCAATATCCTCCCACTTCTGACAATTTATGTAATACTCGGTCAAAATTGCAATGTAACGGTAATCGTCAAGTGCGTTGATTTTACTGCGGATTTCAGTTTTCAACCGCACAAGATTGTCAATTTCCCGATTGATTTCAGCCTGAAGGTCTGCAATCCTGTCCACAATCCGCATAGGGTCATTCACTCCTGATGCCTTAACAGGCTCGTTCTGCTTAACTGATACCTGTGCAATATTCAGCCTAAGTTTCGACAGCTCGTGTTCTTTCGTTCTGATCAGCTTATCCGAACCCCTGACCGAATATAAATAATCTTTAACCGTCAATCCATATCTACCTCGCTTTCAAGCCATTTTTTAATAATTTCTTCGTTTTCAAGACAATCTTCATCTTCGTTGCAAGGATTACCGCAATTTTCGCAGTAATCGCAAATATCATCGTATAATGCGTGAAATATAAAGTCTATCATCTGCTCTTTGTTCATCGATTTTATTTTTTCAAAGTTAGTCATCGTTCACCTCTGCATATTATATACCAAGCTGATTACATGCACGATAAAATCCTTCTGCCCATAAATAAACACGAGGATGTATTCGTTTGCCACAATCATAAAGCCACTCACAGTAATCAGTATCAAGTTCAGAACAAAAATCTACAATCAGTTCTGACGGTATAAATTTGTCACCGTAAATGCAGTTTGAAACCTCATCTTCGAGGTCTTCCCAGACATCATCTTCCGATTCCATATAACGGGAACTATGGTCGCTATACGAAGATATTATGTCATCGGAATCAAAATCCTCAAGATTGTATTTAATACTCTCTACAACATTTTTTTCATCATAATAAAATAAATCTGATGCTGTTTGAATCTTGCTTATGTAATACCCAATATCATTTTTTACATAATTTTTAAGATCTGATGGCTTAATCTTATTATACCAAGTAGCAATGCTATCACCCAAATCACCGCTAACTATTAAGTTACCTCTTTTCTTGTCTACTATGTAATTCACATAATAATCTCCGCTTCCATCAGCCCTTCGCCAATCAATAATTAGGTAACGGTCTGTGTCCTGAATAAGCGTTGCTTTGTGTGTGTTAAATTTCTCGCAGAATTTAGCGATTCTTTCTTTTGTCATCACTCTTCACCGTCCTCAATAGGCTGATTCCAGCATTTTACGCAGTCACCGTCGTTTCTGCAATAATCTGCACCCATAAGTCCTAATCTATAAGGACAAAAAGTGGGTGTTCTGTCATCATTGAGCATAACATTCGGATGATTCTTTAAGAACTCACTTAAATAAGTTTTCTGTGGGTGTTCGTCACTCCATTTTTGCACGATTGCAATGGCTTTTTCGGGATAATGCATTTCGTAATCTACACAAAGCCTTCCTTTACCATTATTTTTTTCACTCAAAGGGCAGTTTGCACACGTAATTTTACAAACACCTGTGCTTGTTATTTTTGTCATCCTCTTTTTCTCAGCAAGATAGTTCTCAGTCTTAGAACAATCAATCATTTAATTCACCTCTATTTCCAAATTAAGATAGCTTTCGTTATCTATCTCGTTTCTCAATTTCTGTCCATAGTCAATGCCTTTGTATTTTAATGCCATAGTTTTATCAAATTCTTTGTGCATTTTAATAGAGGCATATTCTACATTGTTCTTGTATTCCTCGGTAAATTCTTCTGCCCCATCTTTAATATTCGCAATATATCTCAGGGCTTCAAGATTTAATTTATAAAGTCGCTTTGCTCCGAATCCGAAATGGCGACTCAATATTATGGAAGCAAGTTCCAACCCGTAACCGATACCGGTATCAAACATTTCACCACGAATACGATCTTCGTGCTGTTTACTTCTTAATTTCCAGTTGCTTTTCATTTATCACAACTCCTATTTAAATTTCTTTTTGTTTAGCTAATATTTGCAGTACACATAATATTAAGAGATTTTTCAGGATTATCCCTATAAAATTTCTGAATCCAATATTTTTCCCGTTCCAGTATATTACAACCAAGAGGAACAATTTCAATGACCTCAAATCGATAATCTGTGATATTCTCTATTGGGAATCTTTCGGTTTTGAGATGTTGCCCCCAGCGAAAAACAGGAGCATACATTGTTTGTCCTATGTAAAATTCACCAGTTGATTTTTTGGATATTTTATATATGTATCCTGATACTTTCCCCGAAAACATATCTTTGGTGATATAAAATTCTTCATCATCGTTAGGTCTTATCTTATTACGTTCTCTGCTCTCATATACTTGCTTACACTTATGGGAACAAAAGCGTTTTTCAGCATAATCTTCAATTCCGTAAAAATAGTTTCTAACTTCATAATCAGAAAAATATATTGGTTTTCCATAATATGTCTCAACGGTCGCACCGCAACAATCGCAAGTAAAAGTTACCTTATTAAAGTATTTTTCTGTTGAATAGCAATGCTCAGCAATAATCACGCAGTACAAATCACCAGGACGAAGTTTTCTGGAGTAGCGAAAGGAAATACCACTCCCGTATTCATCTTTTATAATTTTTTTGAACTCCTCTCTACTTTCACAAATAAGGCAATCCATTACAAGTTCATTATTTTGAGATTTACTTATTGATGAGTAAAGGCCAAATTCAAAATCTTTCTCTGTATTTTCCTTGGCTGTTTTTTCATCTGCGACTTCATAAATTCGATAAACAATTTCTACCAATTACATTCACCTTCTTCCGTAAGTACATATCCAGCCTAACTGCACTTCTTTCACATACGGACATCTTTTGCAGCAATAAACGCATATGTACAAACCTTTTTCAGAGTACGGGCATTTCCGTATGCTACACGGATGATATTCGTGTTTACACTTTCGACAAACCTGCAATTTCATAATCAATCACCCAATTGCAGATATTTTTCAATTGTCTGCTTTGCTGATGTACTGCCATAACATACCTTTACGGCGTATCCGCACCGTGAAAGATTCTGCAACCATTTATCCTGATGTTCAGAAGTCTTATTGTTGCCGACTTTAAGCTCAATATATAAGCCGTGATATTTACCTTTTGGCACAGCAAGGCATAAATCCGGAACACCTGCCCTAACTCCTTGCCTTTTAAGATGTGCGGCTTCGGCTTTATCTCTTCTGCCACCATTTGGAACAGCGTACAGCATTGAAAGTTCAGGATGTATTTTCATTTGCACACATTTATCCACCCATTTAATGAGTTTACATTGCTCCTGTGCTTCAGACATCATTTTCATTTCCTCTCGTAAAACGGTAATTCTTATTTTTATCGGCTTTAATAAAAATTTTCGGATTAGCCATTTCTGAAATTCTACTGCCTAAAGCCTCATCAATCTGCGAAATCTGTTCAAGTGATAATTCAGATGTTATGATAGTCGGCAATCCTTCATTGTATCTGTAATTGATAATCTTAAATGTAGCATTGACATCAGCTGTTGAGACAAAATCGCCCCTACGAGTTTTAAAAAAATCATCAATATAAAGGACCTCTGCTTGCTTGTAAGAGTTGATGAGGGCTTCATAAACTTCCGCATTATTTACAGCCTGTTTGATTTTTGTTATATCGTCCTGCCAGAGCATATACTTTGCAACTTTGCCTTTTTTGAGTAATGCTCCGACAATAGCCGTACATATATGTGTCTTTCCACAACCGGGCTGACCGCCGAAGAAGAACCAATCAGAGCATTTGTCAATGTACTCATATGCTTTATCTTTCACATATTTCTGCCAATCTGAGGTTGTCTTGTAACTTTCGAAAGTATATCGTTTAAGAAGTTTTTGAAGGCCGCTGTTCTGCATTCTGTGAAGTTCATCTCGAATTTTCATACAATCACATTTGCAAGCAACCACATCATATGTAACCTGCCCGAAAGGCGTTTCGCCTGCCTTTACACGGTAAATATAGCCTCGGTTCATACATTTCTCGCACTCATAGCCAATGAGCTTACCGGGTGTTGAGTTAAACACTTTTGCTTCTTGTTCGGCTCTTTCTCTCGGAGTGAGTTCTTTAGAAGACTTTCTCGCCCGTTGGATAATTTCCTCCGCTCGCTGTGGTGACATTATTCTTGACATTATCGCTTGGATTGAATCCATATTCTACACCTCCTCTGTCTTGGCCCTTATTAAGCCATTTAGTAATGAACCCTTTAATGCCGGTTCTTGTTTTTCTCCTGCTCGGATTAGCTTCGAGCCACCCCAACATCGAACGCAATTGTTGTTCTACATCAACAGCAGGATACAAAATTTTGTAGTGCTGAACATCAGATTTTGAAACTGAATAATTACTCTTATCGTTCAAAGGTAATGTAATAAAAATATTTTCACCGGCGGTGTCGGCTGCATTTGCAGACGGCATCGCATAATAATTATTTCTATTTACTTTACTTTCCTTTACTTTACTTTTCTTTGTGTCGTTCTCGGAGAGATTATGCTCATTCTCGGAGAGATTATGCTCATTTTCAGGTATAACTATATAAGCCTTTGTTTCTTCCGTTTTCAAAAGCCAATATAATCTATTTATTGTGCGACCTCGCACGGAGCGTTTTTCGATAGCGTACATATATCGTTCTTGCATCATTTTGTTGGTCAGTATGCTCTCCCTATCAAACAGCCCGTTATCAAACAGCCCAATTCGTAAGCAAAGCTTAACTACCTGATTTACCGTATCTGATTTAATTCCACCGCTCATTCGTTTCGCTATCGTGGCAGCACTGGTTTCTTCTCGCCACTCATAATAGTAACCATTTGTTGCATAAGCTTTGGTACAAATCCAAAAAAATACTCCAAAGCCGTCCCAACCCTGTGCATCAATAAGCACATCAAATCTCTCATCATCATCGAACAAGTGAACATCCCAAGCCGCAAAGTCAAGCCCTCGCTTTGGTTGTCCAGCCATTCACTGTATCACCTCTTTCTTTTTGTATTAAGTTTCAGCTTTGTACAAAGATATTCATCAAGCTCTATACCGTAGATTTTGTACTTATCAAACAGCTCTTTTTCGTGCCGATGTGCTTCATCGTGGTGCTTTCTGCAAAGGCATATAGCTTTTAATCCTATATGTACAATCTGTTCCCTATCTCGCCCCATACCAATTCTGTCAACATGATGAACTTCACCTGGTGCATTGCATATTGCACACTTACGATTTTCAAGACAACTGTACAAGTATCTGCCTATATCATCTGTAACATTAAGCAGAGTATCTCTTGTTCCGATATTTTGGTAGAAACAAAAATCTATCAGATAGCTTATGAAATTTCTTGCTACGCTTTTTTCGCAATCAGACAGCGAAAAGTATTCAATGCCAAATTCACCGCAAAAATTAAACTTGAAATATTCTTTAATCCATTCGGGATTATCTCCGCACCAAAATGCTATATCTCTGATGATTGCGTATATTTTTCTTCGCTGTTCGGCAGAAATCGTGCGTCCGTCAACAATTCTGAGTTCAATTTCATGTACTTGTTTCTGTGCAAGTTCTCTGCCGATACGCTCATGCGGTCTTACTATTAAGTTATATCCGTCATAAGATACTATGTTCGCTGATGTAATCATACTAAGTCCTCGTGTTGGTGCATATAAACGAAGAAACTGTTATTACCCATATTTTGATACAACCATTCATCGCACTTTTCTTTGCTCAAATGTGTACGAAGAACTCTATCTTCGTACACATATTGACCTTTCAATCGTTTATCTTTTATTCGATTAAGTAATTCTGTTTTTGAGTAGTTAGCTTCTACAAGATACAAATCGTAGTTCTTAGCTGTTATATGAGCGATTTCCGATGTATCAGTTGCGTATATAACTTTATATATCCCCTGTTGAGTGTTGAAGTGTAACTTCCAGCCGATATTAGGAACATCATGCCGAAGTGGTACTGCTGAAAAAGTAATATTGCTGATTGAGTACCATTTATCCTGAGCGACTATGAAAGAATTGTATTGAAAGGAGGTATCACCTAATAAAAAAAGCTTTTTGCAAAGATAATTGGGGTAAATTATCCGAATACAAGGGTGTTCGGACAGCAGTCGCTTTAGAGTAGCAACATTACAATGGTCTCCGTGTTGATGAGTTAAAAAAACATATTTAACTCGGTCAACCACTTCACACTCAACAAGTTTGCTGAACGGCACTCCGCAGTCAATCAAGACTTGACCGTCAAGAAAGACTGCGTTGCCCTTAGAGCCTGTGCTTATTATCTCTAAATCAATCATTTCATTCTGCAAGATCATCAATAGAGAACTGTTCTTCATCCGGTTCAGATGAAGATGAATTGTAAATTTCAGGTGTTTCAGCAGGAACTTCTGCATCAATCATGGTATCGGTGTCATAATCGGGAGTACCGTCGGCATTGATTATATGATTGTCAGCTTCATACGCTGTCTGCATTTCAACACTCATAACGCCCCATTTGCTGATAAGCTGTCTGAGCATTGTTTTCTTAGCCATCGCATCAAAATCCTTTGCCCAAAAAGTGTAACTTGTACCCTTATTGACATCGCTTGCATATCCGGCTGAATACTTCATAGCGTGCTGTTTCATCTTATCCTTACTCCAGTAAAGAGCTTTCTCAAAGCCGTTTACATAGCGAAAATAAGCATAATATCCGATTGTTTCAGCTGTTTCACGCTCTGTTTCATCTTCAATCATTTTGATTGTAATTTCTTCTGTGAGCGGATCCCAATTAAGAAGTTCTCCCTCTTTGATTTCCACCACATTAAGTCTTTTATACTGTCCTGAACGGATAGCAAGCTGAATATAGCCACGATAACCGAGAACGAATGTTGCTGTTGTACGATTGTTCTTACGGTCCTTAAACGGAACCATGTAATACTGTCCGAGCTGTGGTGATGGTGGCAACCCGAGCGAATGTCCGCAAAGTGCCGCTGAAAGAATTGTTCCAGCATCACATTCTTCGAGTGCCGGGTTAGTGCTTACCACAGATGTGATAGCCGCCGTAAACTTTTGGATTTCCTTCGGGTCTTTCATTGAATTTGAAAGGCTTTTCTGAAAAGCCACTGTCTGGAGCATGGCTGAAAATTTTGGTTTTCTCTGCTGAATCTGATTCTGAATGTTATAATTACTCATATCTTAATCCCCTTTCGTTGATTAACTTTTTAACTGCTATTGCAAAATCTTTAAGCTGCGTTTTAGTACCATATACTGTAAATGTAAGAGAAAATACTTTTTCATCGGTTTGATTAATATGTGGTTTTTCTTCCGGTGGAGCTACTTCTACTGCAACATTTGCCTCGAACGGTTCATATTCGTTCAATGTTGCTTGCTCGTTAAGTTCTGCTTTCTCACGCTCTGTTTTTTCAGCTTCTGCCCTTGCTTTTTCTTCTTCAATAGCCTTGTACCTCTCGGTTACTGAAGTTATTGCAGCCGATACATTCAAAGTTTGCTTGTACTCGTACAGAATTTCGTCTTTATGCTCCTGCACTGCAATGAGCTTTATGTCGTCCATAACCTTGTCAAGAAAAGCCTTGATTGTTTCTCTGAGTTTTTTAAGGGTAATCGTCATCGTAATGCTCAAGCCGACTTGCTCGTACTTTACAAAATCAATGCCGAGCGTTTGGGCGTACTCATTAAAATACGCTTTTGATTTATCGTGCTTTTCCTGTTTAAGCCCCTGCTCGATAGCCTCAATCTTGCTCTTTAATGCTGAATCAGCTTTTTTATAAGGTGTGGAAATACACTCCTTATACACGCTTTCAAAATGCTCATACGGTGTCATTACCTCGGATTTAACGGCTTTTCTCTGACTTTCGAACTCGGCAAGCTCTTTGTTGAGAGCCGAACGAATTTTTTTGATTTCTTTGTAGTTCTCATCTGTGCAAACCATTAAGCAAGCAACATTTACCTTGTGCTCAATTTCAGATTTAACAGACTCAAGTTTTTCAATAATAATCGGTATTTGCTTAACTACAATAAGCTGTGACTGTTCGTTCATCACTGCCACTCCTTTTCTGTGATTTTATGAAATTCTGCTGCGCAGTCTTTACTACAAAATTTGTTGCACTCGCTGTCCTCAAAATATGTATAATCTTCTCTGAGTTCGTAACCGCAGCAAGCACATTCACCTTTCTTTTGCGGTATAGGTGCATTTGGAGCTAAACCGTAACACACTCTTAAACACCTCCAACAGCAAGCCTTGTTGACTGCTCTAAGGTAAATGAGCAAAGCTCATCACGCATAAGCTCAAGCATATACTTTTCTGTAAGTCTTGCACCGTTGCCGTCACCAAAATGGCTTATTATGTAATTACGCTTACGCTCTGCCCTCCGTTTTACTTCCTCAAATACAGCACTGCCAACGCTTACCGCAAATGTATTGCAGAATTGATTGTAGGTAATCATCTTATCTCCCTCTTGATTTTTATTTGATTTGAGGATATAATAAAATTGATATTAATTTTATATATCCTTTTGAACCGCTGGAACTGTGCGAGAGTTTCAGCGGTTTTCTTCATATTTTGCGATAATAGTCTTGAGGTCCGTTAATGTTTTGTCGAGTTCTTTAGCCGCTGACGGCCTGTCCAAATATATCAGTTTAACAGCTTTGTTGGCTGAAAAGCTCCACCCGTCCATAGATATGCCAACATCTAATTCGCACACATGTCCGGCGAAGTCAACGAATATCGTCGGTTTATTGCCTGTGAGCTCCTGTTTGGTCGGCTTACCATTAAACTCGAGTGCAAGTGCCATTATTTCAAGCACTTTGGATTTTACTTTTTTTGTCATCCGGTTTCACCTCCTCTCCAAAAACATCATATGCATACATACTGTTAATGCGTTGTCTAAGCCTTGTGTTTTCGTTTTTGTAACCGCGGATTGCGTCATTCTTAATGCTAATGTCAAGCCTTGCGTTCTCAAGCTCAATCTGCAAGTGTTTGACTAAGCTATGTAAGTGCTTGTTCTCGTCCTTAAGACTGCGTTTTGTTTTAATGTGTCTGAGTGCCATTTGTTATGCCTCCTTATAGTGAATCATAATATTTTTTTGCGTCTTCTTTTGAGATACGCCATTCACCGTACATTTTTTTGGCCGGCAAAACGCCCGACTGTGCTTTTTTCTTTAAACAATCAACTGAGAACCCCCAAAGGGTTGCCAGCAACGGCAAATCTATGTAGAGCGGAACTTCATCCCAGTTGGTTACTGTTTTCTTAGATTTTGGCATATATACCCTCCTTATAAATTTATTGCCTTACACCTCTTTTAGTGCTATGATTTAAACATGAAAGGAGGTGTAAAGATTGGATAGTACCATTGCTCTAATTGTTTCTATCTCGGCACTCTTGCTTTCCATTGTTTCTCCGATAGTTACCGCTATAATAAACGGTCATTACTCAATTAAGGAAAAAGAGTTGACAATGCGTTCGGAAAATGTAAAAGAAAACAATGAATTCTATGTCAAGCATAGAACCGAAGTTATAGAATCATATATAGCAAGTGCAGGTGCCGTTGTGTATCACCACAACAACACTTCAAAAACAGATTTTGGTAAATGTGCCACGGAAATATATTTATACATTGATGAATCAGAATGGAATTATATTGACAGCATAAATAACGGCATAGCTAATCTTTGTTACGATGAAACAAGAGAAACTTTAGAAAAATTTGTAAAGATTATTGCTAAGAAATATAGTGTTAGAGTCCCCAGAAAAGTAGAATAAAGCACAAATGCAATAAGCAGCAAACTGTTCCAAGTATGTGCATTAACATTGATATGACATACTTTGAATTTTTGTATGCAAATGTATAAACCAAAGCAGTTATTTCAAGTGCAATCCCGATAATTCCTAATAAATATATTTCAAACACATTTTTTCACCTTCCCTACGGAACTAAAACCCAAAATATAATACCTGTCCAAGTTGCAGACAAAAGCGACACTGCTATGCAAAATGCTGTATGCCAATAGTGGTGTTGCTTTTTTTCATATTCAAGCTCGTCCATCTCCTCACCTCCTTACGCTGTTTTCTGGGTGTTGGTTACAAGTTCTTCAAGTTCTGCGATACGCTTTGTAAGAGCACCGAGATTTCGGTAAACTTCAAGCATATCTGCTGTGTAATCGGGAACTTTGTTCTCAACAGATTTCATTCGCTTGTTGAGATTATCAAGTGCACCGTATACATTAAAAACCTCGTCCTGATGTGTTTTTCTGATTTCAGACATAAACTCAATTCCTTTCCTATGCTGTTTTCTGCTGTGCACCGAGCAAGAACGCTGTTGCCGCTATATAAGCTTTTTCCTTCTGTTCTGTTGTTGCGTTTTTCAAGAGTTCCTCATACAAGCATTTAACATCCTGTCGCTCTGTTTCTCTCTTGATAGTTTTGTCCGTGTAAATCATAAATTCACCTCCTTGTTGGTCTGAAGCCCATTATACACCCAAAAATACGGTCTGTCAACCCTAAAAACAAAAAAGATTTTGTTTTTAGGGTTGACAAGCCATTAAATACCGTATATAATGAATACATCAGATAAATTCTACAGCGAGGTGATATATAGAATGAGCATAAGCGAGCGTTTTAAAACTCTGCGAAAAGTGAAAAAACTCTCACAAACAGAGTTTGGAGAGCGTGTTGGAGTTTCGAGAAGTGTCATCAAGAACATTGAAAATGAACTTGTTGAACCTAAAGAATTATTTATCAAACAAGTTTGCAAAGAATACCATGTAAACTTTATGTGGCTTACTGAAGGTGTAGGAGATATGTTCTCAGATGATGAAGACTACATACTTGATGAGCTATCGGAAGAATATAATCTTGATGAACTTGACAAAAAGATTATTGAAGTTTATCTAAAGCTAAGCCACGAGGATAAGATGGTATTTAAAAAATTTCTTAAAGATGTTTTTGACAAAAACAAATAAAAAGAGAGGCGATTAGCCACCTCTCACGAATATTCTATTAATGATTTTGTAAATTTTCTTTAAAGTTTTTTCATCGTCGATTTTCTTTATTAATTCGATTATGTATTTTTTATAATCCATATAGAATCACCCCAAAGCTTTGTATTTTTTCTTTACACATTCATTATAGAACATTTGTTCTGATTATTCAAGCGCTATTTGCAAGAAATTTTTAACTGTCCAAAAAACAGGACTTTGCTACAATATTTTTTACATAGAGGTGTTAGTATGAATAGTTGCGATAAATTAAATATGCTAATAAAAACCGCAAATGAGTTATTAAATAACGAGGTAACGGCTGATTTGCCAGAGTTTAAAAGTTGGTACTCAAGTGCACTTAGGTTTTTGACTAATAAGTTTGGTGAAAACAGTATTGAAGTTAAGAATTTTAAAAAAACACGATTTCAATCCGCTTTATTTGATGACGAACAGCAAAGAATTTGCTGTTCTAACGGCTTAAAAGCTACAATACCAGTATTTAGAGAGCTGCTTGATGACCTTAATGAAGATAGTGATAATGCGCCAAAAACTAATATTCATATAGACAATAATAAAGTGTTCATTGTTCATGGCCACGATAGCGAACTCAAATATAAAGTAGCTCATTTTCTAAACAAATTGGGCGTTAAACCAATAATTCTACACGAGCAAACAAATTCAAGCCGTACGATTATCGAAAAAATTGAGAATTACGGTAGTGAAGCTAAAGCGGCTATTATCCTTTTTACTCCTGATGATATTGGTAAAGCTGTATCAGAAAACGAAACAAAAACAAGAGGAAGACAGAATGTAGTATTTGAAGCGGGTTACTTTATGGGACTTCTCGGAAGAAATAACACTATTTTGATTAAGTCCGATAACTCTATTGAATTACCAGGTGATTTAGACGGCATTGTTTATTCTGATAGTGCAAACGAATTTATGATTGCCAAAGAACTAAAAAGTATGGGCTTTGATATTGACCTTAATAAGATACTATAATTTTTATGCAAAGCCGTAGGATTTTACAGTAACATTTATTAGAATAAAAAAATCCGCCCTACCCTGCGCCAACAGGATAGAGCGGAAACCATTACACAGGGTGCAACGGTGCAGTTAAACGCAATATAATTGTACCATACTCCCTTGTGTTTTGCAAGTTTATCGAATAAAAACACAAGGGATTTTTGCACCCTTTTTTAAAAACAAAAGGAGTGTTATAAAATGAAAAAGCGTAAAGACGGCAGATACCAAACAAGTGTGTACTTAGGCACGGATGACGAAGGCAGAAAAAAATATAGGTGCATATGCGGTAAAACTCAAGCTGAGGTAAAAAGGAAAGCCGCCGAATTAAAGCTAAGAATCGGCAAAGGCATAGATGTACTAAACGAAAATATGCCATTTGGTGAACTTTGCGAGCGGTGGTTACAATATAAAAAACCACTACTGAGAGAACAGCAATATAAAAGTTACAGCACAAACCTAAAGCCTTTTGCAATACTCCATGACATTTCTATACGAAAGCTCGTTAAATCAGATTTTCAAACAATCATAAATTCGTATGCTGTTAAAAATCCGCATACCGGCAAGCCTACCTCAAAAAAGACCTTGCGTGATTTCCGCCTTACCGCACGACAAGTGTTTGACTTTGCAATAGAAAACAGAATACTTGATTACAACCCCGTATCATATGTGCAAATACCAAAAGACGCACCGAAAAAAGAGCGCCGTGCGCTGACAGAGGATGAACAGCGCTGGATAATAGACACACCGCACAGGGCACAGCTTCCCGCTATGCTTATGATGCTTTCAGGACTAAGACTTAGCGAATGTCTTGCATTACAGTGGCGGGATATCGACCTTGAAAGAGCTACAATCAATGTGCATCAAAAACTTGTAATGAAAGGTAAGCCTCATATTCTCCAAGGCGGTAAGTCAAAAAACAGTATTCGTACTGTGAATATTCCAACAATACTCGTCGATTTTCTGAAAAATCAAAAAACACATAGCGGGCAAGACTATGTTTCGCTTACGGCAAGTGGCAAACTGTTCTCTGACACAGCTTGGCGCAGATTGTGGGAAAGTTATTTGTGCGAATTAAATTTTAGATACGGAGATTTTTCTGACTATAAAAATAGACCAAAAAGCAAGTTTGACCCTCACGGCACTCCGTTCGTAATTGAGAAGTTTACAGCACATTATCTCAGACACACATTTGCCACAAATCTTTTCTTTTGCGGACAGGATCTGCTTTATGTTCAGCAACAGCTCGGTCATGCAAAACCTGAAACAACATTGAATATTTATACGCATTTAGTGCAAACAAATCAAATACATAAAACAGATAAGGTGATTGATTTTAACGCATATATTTCAGCAATTACAAATGCTAAAAATAAACTTGCAAAGTGATGATATGCAGGTAATATGCAATTTGGTATATAATACCGCATAAACTCTGAATTTTTTACATCTTTTATTAAAAGTTCGTAATCAGTAGGTCGACGGTTCAAGTCCGTTCACCAGCTCCACAAATAAACCGCATAACCAAGCCGTTTTTTGGTGTTTGGGTGCGGTTTTCCTTTTTGCCTGTTTCCCGTAAAACATTGCTTTTAACTGTATTATATTGTGAAAAGAATATGCAAAGACTATGCAGGATATACTCAATTGTAAAACGATTTTGCTTATCTTATACTTTATACTTTCTAAGTGTAATTTTATGCAAATACAGCAAAGCCCCTCAAATACCACTTTGGTATTTGAGGGGCTAAACTTATGTATGCTTATTCTTTTGTATTTGTGTCTGTATCGGTTTTATTTTCGACTGTATTTTTCAATCGGCGGACGATATTTACAAGGAATTTCGGAATTGGCGTGCCTAACTCCGAGAGATTTTCGAGGATTGAAATTAATTCGTTGATGATGAGCCAAATCGTTACAATTAAACCGCAACAATATGTGACACCTATATCTACATTTGCCGCTGCTAAGCCTGTGCAGATTAAATAATCGACAACACCCGCAACAACCACAAGAGCGAGATAGCTTGCTTTTTTCAAAATCCCGATTAAACCTGTTTTACTTTTTAATTCACCGTTTCTGTACGCAGATGTCAGTCCTGTAATATAATCAATAAGCATTACAGCGATGAGCACAAGAATTGGGATAAGTAAGATATTAAAATATGATATCAGAGCACCGATAGCTACTGAAACAGTAGCCTGAATAATATTGTCTTTCATAGTTTAGTTATACCTCCAAATCAAGTTAAAGTAAGCTCAATACGGTCAATAGCCTTGCCCTTTGTTCCTGCGTAGCCGTCCTGCTTACTGTCTTTTTCGTCATCGTGCTGCCAATCGTAATAGTCTTCATTAACTGCAGAAACTCTGTATGTAGCCTTATAGTAGCTGCCGTGTGCGGACTTAACATCAGCAGGAGTTGTATAATAAATCTGTACAGCATCAATATCCATTCCGAGAATGCCTGCATAGCCGTTTACATCATCATTAAGATTAAAACCTGTAACCCAGCTAAGCCAGTTACCGCCTTTAATATGCACTCTGTACTTAATCTTACCTTTTGTTACTTTGATTGCAAGACCGCTGATTGCCTCGCTGGCAATGCCTGCGAAGTCTGATAAGCCTTTTACAGTTGGTAACCACTTACCGCCTGCAAATACGCAATATTCAATCGTAGGTTTATCATCTTTTTCAACTTTAGAGTCTTCTTTGCTTTCAGAGTTACTCTCAAGTTTATTTAAAAACTGTTCCTTCCATAGCTTGTCTTTAGCAGCTGAACCGCACCAAAACCCCGGGCAGATTTTGCCGTTTGCGTCATAATGACGAATTACTCTGTCTTTGCTGATATTGTACTTTTTCATAAGTCGTTGAGTAAGTAAGATTACATTTTCAAGTGTCTTGCCTGTGCATTCTGTAGTTGAGCCTGCAATTTCAATTCCGATTGAACGGCAATTAATATCCCAGTCGCCTGCATGCCAAGCAATATTTTTATCAGCAACCGAGCGAACAACAGTTGTATCATCAACAAAATAATGTGCAGATGTTTCAACTACATTATTCTTAAAGTAATTACCGTTATTCGCTGCTGTGTCACCGTCGTTGCCGGTGTAATGAATAACAAGTGTATCAATGTCAGAATATTTTCTGTTGTCCTCTGTAAAATTACCTTTGTTGCACCATATTTCTTTAAATTTATAAGACATATTTATACCTCCCATACCGCCATAACTGCGTTGTAGTAATCTTCCGAAAGCTGTTCTTTTAAGATTGACTTATCCTCATCACAGTTTGTATATGCGTTGCGGACATTCTCACCAACCTGCACATCTTCGCCGCCGAGATTGATAAACTTCTGTCTTAACACGCTCACGCTGTCCTTTGTAAGCCTATCGAGTGTGATTTTTTCTTTAAGTTCCATAGAATTACCTCCTACTGTCTGATATATGTAATTGTAAAATTGATTTTCTCGTCCTCTGTAAATTTATCCGTTGGCGAGCTGATGTAAAGCCATGAGCCGTCAAGACGGATATTTCTCAGCTTATTTGTAGTTGAGTACACAGCAATACTCGAAAATCGACTTTCGTTTTTTACCGCGAAAGGCAAGCCTGCCATCTGAATATACGATTTATCCGCAACAAGTTTTGTAATATTTACCGACACCGTAACCACCTTGCCATTTTTCACATAGTCAAAAACGCCCTCGTTGCCGTCATAAATCGCCTGTCCGGGTGTAAGACTGCCCGTACCGCTCTCAATATTTGAGCTATCATATTTTGCTGCAATATTTTGATTAAGAGTATTAACACAGTTATATAACGTACCACTTGTAATATAGTTAGGACTATTTTTTACAGGTTCGGTATCAAATGGCTTTTTGTCGAGCTTATAGCTAAGCGCCTTGGACACATATGTTTTTGTATATGCGTCATCAATGCCATACCCTGCCAAGGTTGTCGCCTTATCCGCTTTAAGATTAATCTTCATTGTCACTGTTTCGTCAATGTCTGTTATTTCATCTTCAAGCTCCGTTTTATCTGCCTTTGCAGATAAGGCTGTGTTAATCGCAATTATTCTCTCGCTTAGCGTGTTGATGTTGCCATCCGCAAGCACTATGTCTATGCTGTTCTCGTATATGCCGTTTTCGATTTTGTTCAGGCTTTCTGCGCAAAGTGGTGTAGCTGTGCTCGGTGCGTCTTCCCAATTTGTTTTTGTGTATGCCATAATATTTATTCCCCCTTTGCCTCTATGCTGTCTGTCAGAGCTTTAATTCCGCTCAGTGTACGGCTCAACACATAGGCTTTTACTTTCTCTTTTTTAGGTTGTCCTGCGTTATCATAGACAAAATCACCGTTTGAATCAGTAACATAGCTTTCAATTTCTAATCCGTCACCAATCTGCACCCAAGGCCTGCCGTCAAGAGTAGCTGCAAGCGGTGTGTAGGAACAATTATAAAATCGTTCGCCTGTTTTTCCATGCAATAAACTTTGCACATCGTGCACCAGTCCGCCGCCAATGCCGTCATCTTTCTGCCAACAGACTACATTTTTAGTAAAATCATATGTTACAACATCCTCGCCCCACTGTGACTCTGCCACGGTGGTTTTAGCTTTTCTGTCATTTAACGAGTAACCGTAAGAAAAACTAAAGCCGTTATAGCCGCTGCTGTTATATTCCTCAGCATATAGATTTTCGTAAAAATCGTATGTTTCTGTACTCTTGCCGAGTTCGATGTATCTAAAAACACCATAGCTTGCATTAGGAATAATTGTTCCGAATACTCCGAGCAATTCACAACAATTCTTGAGCAGCTCGCCGTATGTAATTGTATTTGAGTCCTCAAGCCATGCTCTGTTGTATGTCGGGAAATTTCGTACAGTTAAGCCTGTTGATTGGTTTATCACCTCGTCAAGAATATCTTTGTTATCCTCGACCTGAATAATATGCTTTCCGTTGTAGTTAAGGCATTGCACAACCAATTCGCCGATTTTATAGCCGTTTGGATAAGTTTTCCATAAATCAAACAGCTTATTTGTTGCGTCAATATCATATAACATAGAGAGTGCGTCATAAGCGACAATGTGTCGCTTATTGCGGTTATTCTTGTCGAGCTTGGCACTGTCAATAATACCGCTAAACAAATAATATTCCTTTGCAACTACGGTTTCTCCCGGCAAAAGTGATGTACCTAAAAACAGCTTTGCAGATGGCAGCAGCTTTTCTCCGCTCGGAAAACGCTGCGTTAATTTTACGCTTATCCATTTGCCTACAAGGTCATTTGTAAAGGTTCTGTCAATTGAATTTACAATGTCAATGTTAATTTCAGCGGCAATACAGCCACCAAATTTCAGCTTGCTTTCATCACAAATTGACTGTGTAAGGCTCATACTTTCACTCGCTATATTTTTCTCTGTTATATCCGGATATTCACCGTCGGGAAATGAAATTGTCAGTATATTTTCAATCAAATTTTCGATTGCCTGCTTTTTGTGCAGGCTTGAAACTTCAAGCAAATTAACCACCTCTTAATATTCAATAAATGTAAATGTTACCGCCGCATATTTAATGTTGTCTGCGGTAATAAGCTTTGGCGTGTATGTTATATCGGGTATATATGCGGTCATAGTGCGGTACGCAAGAAGTTCATCGTCCCAGTATTCAACATTGAGCTTGCGTTGCTGAGAATTTGACATAGCACCGTTTAAAACACTGCGAATAGTTCTCATTTCAGCAAGGGTAAGACCGTCCTTGGTATTGAATGTAATCTTAGTTTTGTTGTTCGGTGATGTTACTCGCCTTAAAAGGTTGTTGCTGTCACGATAAGCTTTAATCTCCGTACGCTGTAAAGGTGTGGCTTGATAACTCTCTTTAGCTATGAGCTTATGTGGAAACTGCAAGCCGTTTTTCGGGAATTTAATTAAATAGCCTTTAAATTCACCCAATCCTATCCCTCCTTACGCAAAAGCGGACCTGCCAGTGCGTTTCTTGATTTTGTTATTCTCATCAGCAACAGCCTCAAAAAGCACCCTGCCGTCGGGCATAGTCAATGTAATGTGAATATCACCGCCGTTGCCCGCTCCGCCATATTCAGCAAGTACCTCAGCCATAGCCTGTTTCATTGCTGATATTGGCGAAACAACTTCCGCTTCACGCTTATTATCGCCGAGAACTGCTAGAAATTCACCGTAATTTGCAGGTACATATGTGCCTGTAGCAAGTTTGGGGATGTGCACCTTATCAAGCCGACCTGCGTGCCATTCCTGCCCAAACAACTTGCCTATCGAATTTGCAACCGTGTCCACACCCGACAACATTTTATTGATTGCAGAAATAAAGCCGTTTATAAAAGTTTCAATTCCTGTTAGTGCATTGTTAAGAGGAGTTTTTAGAATGTCATAAATCGGAGTGAACACATTTGAAAAGATTGTTTTTATAGGTTCTAAAGCCATTCTTATATTCTTTAACATCATGGTAATGACACTCTGTACCTTTATACTTGTATCAGATAAACCATTGACAAGACCTAAAACTGTATATTGTCCACGGATATACATTTCTCTTGAAGGTGAATGTATATCCATTGCACTGTCGTATTCACTTAATACAGTATTTGCAAGACCATTACTGTTTTTGACAAGTGCCTCCTTATATTTCTGTGTACCCTCAACAAGACCCATAACGGTGTTTTTTCCTGAATCTTCGGCAGCCTCTTCCAGTTTATTTAATGTTTTCCATTGCGAGTTTTGCACATCTTCAAGGCTAATCATTCCGGCTTTGTATGTCATCAAAACGGCAGCGGCATCGGAATAATCTCCCTTAAGAACTTTTTGAACATCAGACATATCATCTTGTGTCATTATCAGTTTGTTAAGTTCAGCAGTGCATTCATTGTATGAACTTTTAAGTTCCATTAAGGAATTTATTTCTTCGTATCCACCATCACCTAAAACTGTTTCAATATTATTTTTTGCGTCTATTCTATCATCTGCTTTTACAGAATTGTCTTTATATTTCTTGTATTGACTAATAAGCCAACTATAAGTTTTTCCACTCTGCTTTAATTTATTTTCAATTTGAGTCTGCTTAGAATTAAGTTCTGAAAGTAATTCGCTTTGATTTTTTCTTGCTGAAATTATAGATTTAGAATTTTCGGTTTGTAATTCGGATAAAGCCGAACTGTTAGCTAATAATTGATATTGATCAATCGTATTATTGATTTCATCTTGTATCTCAGATAAATCACCTTTTAGCTCGACCTTACCCCCATCACTTATTGTGACATAATTATCCCAGGTATCGCTAAAACCGCTAACATTATCTTTAAAATATGTAACAATGGTTTGCAATTCTGACTGTTCTTCAGGAGTAAGTTCAGCTTTGCTGATTAAGGTTTCAAGTTTATCCTGATATTCATCAATCAATGTATTATCAGCATAGAGCTGGTCAACCTTATCTAATGTATTTTTGATTGTGTCGGTAATTTTCTGCGTTGTATTTTCAAGTCTGTTTTTCACATCGTCTATTTCATCACAAAACTTTTTAGCCTCAGAATTGCTCCATTTTAGTTCATTGTAAATTTGAACCGCTGAAACAATACCCGTTATTGCGCTTGCTATAATAAGCAGAGGGTTAGCCGAAATAACCGAACTGATGTTTTTAACTGCTGATGTGACTTCACTTATACCACTCGCAATAGTCTTACCTGTCTTGAATGCGATAACTGCTGTGGCAACAGCGCCAATACCCGTTGCTACTGCTTTTAACATATCCGGACTTATCTTATTAACTATATCTGAAATTGCCTCAAGAGCCTCAGAAAACAAATTTAACAAATCCGGTACAGCTTTCTCAATCGTCCATTTTGCAAGCGGCAATAAAACATTCTTGTACGCTTGTTTTAGCTTATCTCCGCAAGCCTTGAGCAGATTTCTGAATCCCTCGGTCAAGCGTTCAACCGCCTGTGCAACGGGGTTAATGTCAAGGTCCTCAAGCCATTCGAGGCGGTCAGCTGACATTTCATCAAGCAGTCCTGTTATATCTTCGACAATGCCTAATATGCTCTCCCAAATTTTTCTGCCTGTATCGTTTTTCTCCCAAGCGTCTTTAATTTTGGTTCTGAGAGTTTCAGTAAAGTTATTACAGTTGCGGATAATCTCAAGTATATTGCTCCAAATTTTCTCACCCTTACCGTCATTCCACACCTGCCTGAATGTATCGCCTACCGTATTCAAAAGCTCAACAAGGCTGTTCCATTTGTCGATAAACGATTGCACCACGCTGTCGCCTAAGCCTGCTTTGTCCCAAGCATTTGCAAAAGCCTCTGCAATGTCGCCAACTGTGCTTACAAAAGTGTTAATTAATGAGTTGATATTTCCAAGCACCTTTTCGCCTGTGCCGTTATTCCACACTTTCTCCCACGAATTTTTAATTGTTACGCAGGCGGTTTTTACCTTGTCAAGCGAATTTACAATATTGTCAATAGTCTTGCTTGTGTGCCTGTCGCTTTCAAGCATAGCTTGCTCAAGTGCATTTTGCATTGATTTGATTTCAGAGCTTGGCGCTTGCGTACTTGTGCCAGAACTGTTGTCCGAGGTGTCGCTCATCACATTGAGTTCATCAAAGCCTGCAAGGTTTTTCTGCAAGTCTTCAGCTGCCTCCGATGTTTTTTCAATCTCAGATGTAGAACTGTCCGCTTGACTTGCAAGGTCTGACATATCGCTTACAGCTGAGCTTGTCGCATTGCTTGTTGCAGTAGAATAGCCGAACACCTGAGCTGTAAAGTCTTTAAACTTCTGTGCCGCAACGCTAAGTCTTGAAATAAATTGATTAATGCAATTAAGCAGCGGAGTAAAAGCATTTATCAAGCCTTGACCGATTGTAGCCTTGATACTGTCAAACTGCAGCTGTAAAATTCTCGTTTGATTTGCCCAACTGTTTTGCGTTCGGGTAAAGTCACCTGTTGCATTATTGAGTTGGTCAAGCACAAAGTTATACCTAAGCGTTACCTTTTCCGCCTCAGTCATAGCAGATGTGGTCTTGCCCCAGCCGTTAGCCATTGCGTAATTGTCAAGTGCGTTCTGCGTCATTACAATGCCGAGGTCTTTGAGCGTTTCGGTTTCACCGCTGAAAACAGATTTCAGCTTTGTGTACGCCTCGTCTTGTGTGATGTTATAAAATGACGCCACATCGCCCGTAAGAGCGGTTAATGATGTTGACATATCAAATGCCTGCTGTTCTGTAAAGCCGAAAGCCTCCGCCATAGAACCAAAAGTGCCGACATATTTTTTAGCCATATTTTCAGACAAGCCGTAAGATTTTTGTGCTGACTTTGCCCAATCGTCCACACTTGCAGACATATGGCTGAAAGTAACATCAACTACATTCTGCACTTCTGCAAGGTCCGAGCCAAGCTCTATGCTTTCCTTGCCAAAGCTCACAACCGCCGCCGTACCGAAAGCGGTAAGCAGCGTTCTACCAATCATTTTCGCCTTGCTTTGCAGTCTGTCAACAGCCGTTCTGACTGTTGTAAGCGACTGCTTAGCTTTACTTGCACTCAAAGTCACTGCTTTCTGTACCTTTTCAGATATATTTTTTGAGCTGTCTGCAACATTTTTATCAATGCTTTTCAGCACATCAAGAACCTGTTTACTGTATAAATCAGTATTCTCTTTAATATTTTTGCCTGTTTTTTCTGTTTCTTGCTCAACCTCTGAATTTGTTTTTTTCACTTGCTGTGAAACAGAACTGTTTACTTTATCCCAAGCTGCCTGCATTGCCTCTGCTTGTGTCATTCCTGTTCGTTTCAGAATAGAAGCAATAGACATTGCTTTCGACTTTGCACTTCTCTCTGTATCAGCAATTATATTTTGTATCTGAGCGCCAATATCTGATGTGTTGTTTTTAACTTCATCAACTATTTTGTCGGCAGAATTTGACACTTGTTGAGTTGCATTTTGTGCAGTCTGAGCAGTAGTCTTAGCACCTGCCTGAGCCTTGCTCTGAGCCGCCTCAATAGCTTTATTGATTCTTGCAATATCGCTGTTAAGACCGCTTGTGTCGATTTTGGTATTAAAAATCAAACTACCGTCAACCGCCATGTAATCACACTCCTTTCTGCATAAAAATAAGGGCGTTGCAAAATGCTACACCCTTGGCATAAAAACAGCGCACACCCGAAGATGTACGCTGTTTGACAATTTTATTTATTTGTTATGGCTCAAAAGTTACAGTTTTAGATACAAAATCGTGTGACCTATCACCCCAGTTAAATGCTTTTATCGATAAGTCAATTTTTTCTATACTGCTTATTTGATTTTCTTTAATAAATTCTGTTGTTACGGTAAAACTGTCATTTAATTTCTTTTTACTGTTTACCAATGATGAAAAAATCGGTTCAAACATATAATCATTAATTGATACATTGCGGAACTGAATTTCGTAGTCATAATCAGAATTATTTTCAATATATAATTTTATATCTGTACCATATTCAGTTTCTTCTTTACCCTTGTATATAACTTTAACTCCGTTCTCATCAATAATAGTCTTATCGTTTTGAGTATCGGTTGTTGTTTCTGTAATCACTTTACTTTCGGATGTTGAAGTATTAGCTTTATCTTTACGAAAATCATATGATGTGTATTTTTCGCCATAAACAGTTATGTAATCCAACAATATTGCCGGGGTATTAGTAACATCGCTAAAACCAGCATATTCGCCGAAGAAAAGTACACTTGTCCCCTTCGTTAAATTTTTTGGCTTGTCTGTATCTCCTCCCGGAGAGAATGAAGCCAACCAACTGCCGTTATCCTCGGAAGTAACGTTAAAACACATAAATCCTGAGCGGTTATAAACATCATCTACTGTACCTTTTACGTAAATTTTAGTACTGGATAACCCATTATCTTCTGCATATGAATTATATATGTCAAAATCACCATATTTATATCCGTCAATATCTCTTTGATTAATCGATGTTGTTTCCTCCTGCGAAATTTCAGAAGTAGAAGAACACCCAAACAAAGTACATATAAATAAAGCTGACAATACAATACAGATAAATTTTCTTTTCAATTTTTTTCTCTCCTTTATGTATCATCTATACCAATTAACCTTTAGTTAATCTTTTCCAATGACACTTGACACACACCCTATCATTTCCTTTATTTATTTGACTACATACAGGGCATTTCCAGTCAGCTCTTGGTTCTTTGAGTTCATTGTCCGCTTCTTTACCTGTTATACATAATTTTTCAAGGTACACAAGTATCTTTGCAATTCCACCAAAAATGAAACACAAGAAAGCTGTACCAGTCCACACACTTATTAACGCAACAATAGTTTTATACTCATATGCCATTAATAGACCTATAATTATACCAAAAACCGCAATACAGAGAGTTAAACCCTTGTAAAATTTACTGTTCATAAAATCACTCCTTTGTTACATAATATAACAAAGTTTGTTTATTGTCAACAATAATTTTATAAAGCACCTATACAAGATTGTTTATAAAATCCTCTTCGGCGTCAAGTTCTGCTTGCTGTTCGGGAGAGAGCTTTTCCTTGATGTCAACAAGCTCTTTGTGCTCATTGTAAAAATCACGCTCCCATTTTTCAAGCTTTTTGCCCTTAGCACGCTTGCCTCTTATGTTCATTACCTGCGAGAGCAATCCGTCGCCTACCTCGCTGAAATAGCCGAGAAAAGTCCACCAATGCACATAGCTTGCAATCCTTGTTTCAAAGCCTGCAACCTTGTTAAGTGCTGGGAAAATAATGCTTTCGTCATAGCTCCAATCAATAATTTTGACTGGAGCTTTTTTCGATTTCGGCACATCTCCGCCGTCAAGAAACCACAATGCCTTTTTGAGTGCCTCCTCAACATTCTTTGGAACTTCCTTGTATAAGCAATTCAAGCATACTGCCGCTTTTTCGCCGTAGGTTAGCTCTTTGTCGGCATAAGCCTCGAAAATCAAGAGAGCAATACGAAAATCGGAATTAATCTCGTACTGCTCTCCGTCTATTTCAAGGCTTGTAGGAAGTAATCCAATCACTTTGCAAGCCTCTTTGCTTGATTGAGGTACTTCTCAATATGCTTGCTCTGCTGAGCGTGTGCGTTTTCAATGTCACTTACGATGACCGGCACAACGCAGTTGAGAAAGTTCTCAAAAATCATACTGCCATCATCACAGATTGAAAGGCAATTTACATCGCCAAACGCACCCTGACTTACACCTGCACCGAGAACATAGTCTATTTCTTTGCGGATTTCCTTGTCAACATCAAGAAAAATTTCAAAGGTTACATCCTCGGGTTTCATATTCTTGTACTTCTGCACAAGCGCTTCGGTGCGTTCTGTCAGCTTGTTAATTCGCTCAACGAGTGAGTAGTCTGTGGTGTTAATCTTGATTACCGTGCTTTCATCATTGTTGATTGCATATGTTTTTAAGGGAGTTTTAAAATTCAAACTCTGCATAGAATCACTCCTTATACAGTTTCGGTAAATGTCGGTACCTTATCTGAGATTGTCGCTGTACCCTGCTTTCTGTTGCCGTCAAATGTAACATTAAACGGAATGTTTACACCGCCCTGCGCACCGCCGTATGACTGCGGCTTAACAATGCAGTCCTCAATCCAAGCATCATAAGGGCCTGTTTTCTTGTCAATGAGCACTTCAAGAATTTTGGTTTTGCAGTCATCACCGGTAAGGCGGTTCATTGCAATGTCCTTAATTTTTGTATAAATACTGTCCCCTGTGTTTGCGTAATATGTACCTGCGTCAAGGGTAGGCTCGTAGCCGTTGTCATTTACAGAGATTTCATCAAGAATGTTCTTTACTGTGCTTGTGTCCGGACTAAGCTCGACCGACATATCGTCAATGTCCTTGCCGATAAGATACCACTTTGGACTTTCGCCTGTGCCAAAGCTTGCGTCAATAAAATGTAAAAGGTAACTTCTTTTGAGTTTACCGATATCGGGTGTTGATGCTGCCATAATAATTCCTCACTTTCAATTTTTAATCAATTTTCAATAGCGTATTGGGCGGTGATTTGCAATTGGTACTGCACACCGCCGTTGTTGTTTTCGTCAGGTATGCTGTAAAGCATTCCGTTTGAGCAAGTGAGTTTTTTAAGCTCACCGCATAAAACGTTGTCGCCGACTTCAACTTCTATGTCACCCTCTGCGTGCCGTTCAAGCCACATTTGCAGTTCAAGCAGCATTCCGCTGTTTACAAGGCGGTCATAATCGTTGAGTGACTGACAGGTAGCGTACAGGATAAAGGTGTGATTGCGTATTTGATTCCCTAAAATGTCTTCGCTGACAAGCGTGTCACCTGTCGGAGAAAGTCCAAAATCCTGTACTTTGTTTGTTGAATAATCAATGTGCACAAGCTCGCCGATTTTCGGAAACTCCTGCACAACGGACCTTACAAGTTCGATTATATTCATTTTGCATTACTCCCAAGTCTTCTTGCCGCCGCTTGCAGAATATCTCCTTTGCGGTCGGCTTTCATTCGCTCAAACCACATTTTGCCCGCAAGCGGGTGCTTGTCCTTGCTGTAGTGAATATCTCTGCCTGTCGGGTGTTTTTTCTTGCCTTTAGGACTTCGCCAACCGATTATAATGCCGTCACCGCTATAGTGCCCGAATACGATATGCTCCGTACCGTCTTTTTCTCGCACGATCGGATAGTTGGGACCATACACCTTGCCATAGTAAAGATACCTTGCATAAGGTGTAATCTGTTTAATTTCTCCACTGCCGATAACGGTATGTATAGTTGCGGAGTTTTCGAGTACACCCATTTTAAAAGGTGTGTACGGCTTCATCAGCTTAATGCAATCCTTGTCAACCTCTCGTTGTGCTCTTGCTATATGCTTGTTTAAATCATTAGCAAATTCTTTATTCCACTTGAGAGAAAGAGTGCCGCTAACATCTGTCGGCTGATTTACATTAAAAAGCATTTAATCACCTCGCAGATACTTTGATGTGCTGTAAATCCGCAGGGCCGTAAAGCAAACGGTCAATACTCATTACTGTGTGAATTTCGTATTTGTCACGCAAGGTTTTTAGGCTCTCTGATACGCTCCTGTCGCTTGAATTATCAAAGATGAAATTACACTCACCTTTTACAATAATGTCTTGAGAGGGGGACAGAGGGGATATATCAGCGTTTGGAAACAGACCGTTGCTCGGAAATAAAAAATCATTCGGAGCAAGAACAAGCGCATTTAACGGAATGTATATAGCTATTCCGTCAGCGTTCTGCATTCCGCTTTTAAGTACGTTAGCGGCTTTGCACTCCTGCCAATGGCAATGCGGAATAATAAGCCTGTCAAACCCTTTGCCGTTAAATCTGTAAAGGGTCATCATAGTATCCGTAAACATAATCAAACACCTCTGTACAAAAGGTCTGTGTCTGCAAGATACTTATATACTGCGGATTTAACACATCGTGTAAGTTGCTTTTTGCGAACCTCACAGCTTTCATACGAGCGTGACACATCTCCGACTTTTTCTGATGTTATGCCCTCACTGCCGCTCATATTATCGGCTTTATACATCAGCTCTGCGACCTCACAGCAACAAAGTTTCACAGGCTCGATTATATCCTTTGTATCGTCAATATTTGAGCCTGTGTAAGCATTAATAATAAGCGTTGCCTCTCTTGCATAGTAGGCAAAAGCGGAGGTAATGACCGCTTTTCTGCCACATAGATATACGGATTTATAATAGTTTTCGTCAGCGTAAACGGTCATACTTCACACTCCTTTAAGACTTAACCGCTGTGTGACAGTAAATACCAGCGGTCTTGTTTTCGTACACATCTGCAATGCCTACCATTCTGTAACCGAACTTGTAACCGTCCGAGTCCTGATTTACCGACGGTTCAATTACCTTAGTGTCAAGGTGCTTAGTAAACTGGATAAGGGCAGGCTTATGAATAATCATAAAGTTGATGTTTGAGGCGGCAGTGGCTTTCTGATAGCCGCCCTTGGTCTTGCCGCTTGATGTGCCGTCAAGCTGTTCAATCGCTGTATAAAAGCGTGTCTGCGGCACTGTGATAATCTTAGCAAATCTGCTGAGAACCTCTCTTGACTTTGTTGTGTCCAAATCCTGCACAAGTCCGTAAAGAGTTGGTGTAATGTAAAGGTAACGCTGCTCGTACGGAACTTCGTCCTCGTCCATCTGAGTAGTACCTTTGCGGAGTGCTTCAATTACCGCCGCACCTGTGGTAAGGTTTGCAGGTGTGGCAGAGGTAATACCTGCGTGACTTGCGTATGCGGCAAAGCGGAATGCGTCAAGCTCCGGCACAACCTTTGTGCGGATAAACTCGCCCGAAAGTCTGCCGAACGCAACGCCTGCGGTTTCTACATTGTCCATTGTATCAACAGTAAACATTCTGCCACGGTCGAAGTTACATTTAACCGTTTCGTTAGTAAGGGTAACATCGCCGCCAACATATCCGCTGTTACGGGAATAATTTGCAAGTCCGTCCATTGAAATCATTGGAATAATAAGTTCATTGGAGTTTGCGCCCGCTGTCGCAAGGTCGGACGCACCGTCAAGCTCGCTTGTAAGTGCCGACTGCTTATAAACCTCATCGAGCAAGGCTGTGTAAGTTTTAAAAAGTGCAATAGAATTTGCCATAAATTTTCACCTCATTAATTATTTTTCGTCTGTACTAAGTCCCATTGCCGCTCTCATACTTGCAAGAGGGTTTGACTTAATACCTGCGTTTCCTGTATTCTTTACAGGATTTTGGAACGGCTCATCAGAACCGAACATATAGCTGTTTTCGCTCTTAACGCTTTCAAGAGCCTTAGTAATATCGTCTGCCTGATTTTTTGATGTTTTAAGACTGTCAAGGTCAAGCAAAGCCTTGACCGCCGTTGCGTTTCTCGCACCGCTCTTTGAAATAGCGCCGTCAAGTACAGAGTTAAACTCCATATCGGCAATTTTTGTCTGATACTCGGTTTCTTTGTCTTTAAGGCTTGTGTTGAGTTTTGCGATCTCGCCTTTAAGATTTTCGACATCTACGCCCTCAAACTCTTTAAGTGCTGTCTGTGCTGTTTCAAGCTGTGATTTGTAATTATCTCTTGCTGTTGTGATTTTTTCAACCTCTGCAACAGTCTTGTAATTTGCAAGCACCGCCTTGTCAAACTCTGCCTTTTTCTCATTGGGAATCGTAATACCGATTTCAGAGAGAAGTGTGTGTATGTTCTTCATAATATAAATCCTTTCTGCATAGCTTATATTCCGCTTTGCCTGCGGTAGAAATTCAGCCGTATAAACCAACGGCGGGGTAAAATAAAAGCACCTATGCAATCAAATGCAAGGGTGCTTAATCTGCTTTATTTTTGTTGTCTTCAACCTCAATAACAAAACCTCTGTCAATAAGGCTTTTCGCTCGGTCTTTGGTACATTCAAAGACTTCATTGACAGGTCTGTTGATAAGACCGTTCATTTTATCGTTAAACGACACAACTACTTTTACTTTCATTTTGTCACCGCCTTTCTGATTTTGGGTATTAAAAAAGCACTCAATCTGATTGATTAAGTGCTAATCTCTGTATTAAAT